TTGGAGACCAAATAACGGCTCACCTTCGTATATGTAAGAATGGAGACCAGACAAATCTAGGTAACTCATTCTGGGGAAGGGCAAAACAATCTGGTGCTGGAGAAATACAAGTACTAGTTAATTGTGGATTCTACCTCAATGGTACTACTGACTATGTATCATTATTTATATGGAACGGTACTGGAACTGTAGATATTACAGCAGTTCCTAACACATGGTTTGAGGGTCACTTAATAACAAGATAATACTGGAGAGATAAATGGCAGATATTATAGCTATCGGCGGTAGTTTCGGTTCTGCCAACTCCTTCGGTGGTACTTACTACGGTGTTATCGAACAACAAGTACTTAAAAACTATCTACTAGTTGTCGATAACGCACTTCATGGTCATACGGCTGACTCAGTTTCAGTAACTCAACAACATACTCTGGTAGTATCTGATGCGTTACATGCTCATACAGTCAATAATGTTACTATAGTACAACAGCATACACTAGCTGTAGCTGATGCATTACATAGTTTAACATTCGATAATGTCAATGTTATCTACAACATCCCACTGATTGTTGCGGATTCACTGCACGGACATACTACAGACAGCGTTACAATTACACAACAGCATACTATCGCAGTTGATAATGCACTTCACTATCATACTATAGATAATGTGACAGTCGTTCAGCAACATTCACTTGTTGTAAACGATACAACACATGGATTAACATTTGATGGTAGCCTAGTTTTAAATCAGTTCTTATTGATGAACAAACCAGATGACGCATATCATGGTACAAAATCAGACAACGTAGCGATATCTGCAAACCAGATTATTCTCGTTGACAATGCAAGTCACAGATTCCTTATTTATTCTCCTGGAATCATTAACTGGAGTGACCTTGATTTCTACTTTGGTGGATATATTCCTGGTTACGGAAACTATGGCAGTCTAACTGCTGCTCAACTTGCAGAATTGAGGGTACTTTACAGTAACTTGCTCATCCAAAACGGCTCTTTAGATGCTGTTGAGGTAGAACTAGGCATACATCGTGCTAAGTACGGAGAAACAGGGGAACTATTAGCGGCAAGTCTGCTAACTGGAATCCTAATACCCGATATTCATAACGATGGATTACTTGTTCCTGGAGATATATTTACTGGCAATATAACAGGTTCTATCACAGACGGTGGATTATTACTATCTAACCGACCTAATAGAATACTGATGTTCGAGGATGGCTTCTTATGGCTATCTGAAAACGGATTAAACTTTATCATCGAAGAAGATGGTAATAAAGATAAAATAAATACGGTATCGAATAAAGGTATCTTTAAGCAAGGATTTATAGAATATGGACAGTTCTAAAAAGTTATCTGAGTACGATATACGAACAGTACTTTCTATGACAGACTTATTCCCGAGTCTAGTAGATAATGGAGATGGCACGTTTACAAACAAACTTACTCCGCTATCTGCTATCCGAGCTTATTCTGCAGTACCTTCTGGCGGAACTACCGCACAGGTGTTGCAAAAGACCAATAACTCTGATTATGCTACAAGTTGGCATAGCTTAGTTAAAGCAGATGTAGGACTTGGAAACGCAGATAACACTTCAGATGTTAACAAACCTGTTAGCACTGCAGTCACGGATGCGATACAAGGCTTGTATCCAGTAGGTTCAATCTACATTAATGCTACTAACAGCACTAACCCTGGTACATTACTAGGTTTTGGTACTTGGACAGCATTTGGTGTTGGACGTGTCCCAGTTGGTAAAAATACTAGTGGTACATTTGCTATTGCAGGTGCTACTGGTGGTGAAGAAACCCATGTGCTTACTACTACAGAGATACCGTCACACAGACACTCTATTGCAGCGGAATACGGAGTTGGTCCTGGAAATCCATCGTTTAGCCCTGTTACTGGTAGTGTACTTTCCGTAGGTGGTAGAAACGCTGGTACACAAGATAGAAGTGCTAACCCAGACGTTATCGGACTAACTGGTAGCGATGGTGCTCACAACAATTTACAGCCTTATGTAGTCGTATACATGTGGCAGAGAACAGCATAATAATAAAGGAAAAATATGGATTATAATCTTGCAGGACTCCGACAGCGTGTTAGGATTGACAAGCTGGATGATGAAGAGTTCGACTCTGGTGTTATCGACAATTTCATTAACGATACACAAAGAGACATTTTCAACGAGTATGAACTTCCCTTCCAAGAGAAGATATTCCAGGGTACAATTCCTGGCGGTTCTACTATGTTCCAATCCCCAACTGATTTGGCACAGCTACAGTCACAGACTATGGTTGATGTACCTGGATTTTCAAACTACAAAATGAAGTGGCGTGATTTCTTCCAGACTTATCCAGACAATGTAAACTCAACTCCTGGAGCACCAAGTTCTTGGACACTTTATGCGAATAACTTTATCTTTGATAAACCAACCGATAAAGATTATGTGTTTACAATGTTCTATATTAGAAAAGCTAAATTACTTGAAGGTGATACTGATGTACCTGAAGTGCCAGAAGACTTTGCTGAATTGCTAGTCCTTGGTGCATACATCCGTGTGCTTAAGCGTAACGAAGACTTTGACCAGGCTGCATTTGTACAGACTGACTATGATAGGTTACTTGACCTTCTTGTTGCTCGATATGGATTCCGTGAAGCAGATGGTGCAATTAAAATGAAGAATCAACAGATTAGGAGATAATAATGCCAACATCTAGTTTAAACGGTTCTGCTAAAAGCACAAAACCACCTAGTGGAACTAAAATACTAGGTGGGGCTACACTTGGGTTAGGTGGTCTTGACCTGACAACTCCAGTGGATATGCTCAAAGCAGGCAAATCTCCTTTTGCAAAAAACTTCCGACTGTATGCACAACAGGCTGATAGCCGTAAAGTTGCAGTTAGTTCTCGCAAGGGTGCTGGTTTCCTTATGGAAGCAGTTGGACAAGTAAATGAATATCAACAGGTAGCAACTACTGGTGCATCTACACGAACTGCAGGAAAAATCATCAGTGCTCAAGGTGTACGATTCCAGGCTATTTCTGGTAATCACCTTACTCGTGTAGACTTAAACGTATCAGACCCTGCTAGTAACGTATCTGGTACATTGCTAGTTGAAGTATGGTCAGATAATTCTGGTATCCCAGGCAAACGATTAGCAGCATCATCTATTGATTCTGGCTCTATCGGTGTTTCTGCAGCTTATATACCTGCAAGGTTTATGAACGCTGTAAAACTTACAACATCTAGTTATTACTGGATTATTGTAAGAATGCAGGATGATGGTGTTGGTGCTTATACACTTTCTACCACGACTGCTTATACAAGTTATCTAACTAACTCAACACTTAATTCCATGACCGTTCAAACGTCTGGTATTAATATTAAGATATATAGCACACCAGAGGCAACATTCAAGGGAACTCACAGGTTCTTGCGAGACAACGGTACTAATACTACTATGATTGCTTATGGAACTGGTATGTACTACCTAGATGGTAGCAACGTACTACAGAATATTACTACTGGATTAAGTGCTAGTGCTACTGAATATAGGTTTGCTAATGCAGACAATAAAGTATTCTGGGTAAATGGTTACGATTTGATGACTGCATGGGATGGTACTTTTGAAGCAACCAACTCTAACATAATTACTAATGGAACATTTGAGACAGATACTGTCGGATGGGCTACTGATGCAAGCATCAATGGTACAATCGCCAGGACTACTGCTGAACACAATACTGGTGTAGCTGCATTAAGTATCACTAACTCATCTGGTTCTCGAGCTGCTAACTATGTTGTACCGATTCAACAAAACCATAGATACCGTATCAAAGTTTCCGTTAAGGTTACTACCGCAGGTACTGTAGGATTGTATGGAATCACTGCAACATCTGGTACATTTACTAACGGTGCTATTACTCAAATAGGTTCTAACATCTCAGCAACAACATCATGGCAAAATATCGACTTCTATTACACAGGAACTGCTCCATTCATTGGTCTGCAGATTCGTTCTGCAGCTGGTGTTGGTACTATCTATGTAGATGATGTCTCGATTGTTGATACTGGTATATCATTCATACAGGATACGGAACTCCGTATTGCTAGTGATATTATATACAACAAAGACCGACTATGGACTAAAGCTGCTAATGACCCTAATTTCCTCCAGTGGTGTGAAGCCCCAGGAAATCCAACAGCAAAGACAAACCCAGTTGATGGAACGCAAATTGCTACTGCTGCTTCCGAGCAATGGTACAACTCATGGCGTTCTGTTGACTATAGGTATGTTCCACGACCACACAACGGTTCACCTGTTGTTAGGTTCATTGGATTCCAAAACGCTATTACAGTATTTACCCAGGACAAGAAATATATTGTCGATGGTTATGATACTGGTAGTTACACGATGCGTGAATCTACAGGTTCTAAGGGAGCTATAGGTGTAAGAAGTGTAGCAGTTGATGAGAACTTCGTATGGTTCGTAGGTAGCGATGGCTTCTACAAATATGACGGTTCTAATGACGAGAAGATTAGTCTGCCAATCGCACAAATCTTTGATGCCTGTCCTCGTAAAGCTGATATTCGACCTGTCGCCTGGCAGAATCAAGTACGCTTCTACATGGCAAGTAGTGGTTCACCATATAATGATATTTGTATGATATATGACAAAGACCTTGGCGAATGGATGATGGATACAGAGGTGTTTGTCAGAGGAGCACTCTGGTTAAGCGACCTCAATGATTCTCAAGACTTACTAGAATCAAGCTCTATAGTTCCACAACTATTCTATGCTGATAAACAATATAACAACCTTGGTGCTCCGATTGATTTTGAGTACAGGTTCACTTATGACAGCATGAAAACACCTGGTCAGAAGAAACGAATCAAACGATTTGTTCCTCTTCTGCAGGGAGTTGATACTACATTCCCTGTTACACTCGGAATGGATAAGGATTTCGAGGACAGTCCTAAAGAGAAAACTATTGTACTTACCACAAACGGTTCTGTACTTGGTAGTTTTGCACTTGGTGACGGTACAATCCTTGGTGGTTCTAAGTCATTCAAACCTCAGCGACAGAGTTACTCTGGATACGCTTACTACTGGCAGTTCCGACTTAAGCGTTATGCAGCGAATAACCGCATAGCATTTGTTGGTGCTCAGTATACTTATAAAACTAAAAGACTTTAGGAGAAAATAATGCCACTTTTAAGTTATGACCCTATGGCTGATGGAAACTCTGCTAGTGCAAACCTTTGGAATGTACGACTCAGCGTTATCCACGACCTATTGAACGGCAACCTTGATGCTGCCAACTTAGCAAATGGAGCTGTAACAACTCCTAAAATTGCTGATGGTGCTGTAACAAGTGCCAAACTTGGTTTTACCAAGTACACAGATGCCAATGGTTGGCTAATCACAGACCTTGGACTCGTTAAACTAGCTACGAAAGCACGAAGTTTCACTATACCATCAGTTGGTAATGGTGGGATTGGATTCGTTAGTATAGCTGACAATACTGCTCCAGTTGGATTTAACCCTGCTGGTTCTTACAATGCAATGATTGCATGTAATATTACAAATGGTAACGCATACCGATGGAGTCTAGTATTCGAGCAAGGCTCTAAGTTTGCTCCTACTACACTACCTGTTTACAAGAACGTTGGTGGTGGTACATTTGAGGCAACTGGTACATTAGAGACCTGGGTAATATTCTAATATGACAGCTCCGCTTAAACTAACCACATCAATGCCACAAAACGTGATGATAGACGCAATCAATCAGAACTTCCGTCAGATTGAGGGAGAGTCTAGGCGGAAAGTGGTTACTGATGAGAATGGTTATGACCGCATAATCATTGGTCGTCAGGAAGATGAAACTTACTCTATTAAGGTATCTGGTATCGGCGTTAATGTCGGTACTGCTACTGATGACCAACTAGTTATGAACTCTGACTGGAACATGTGGAAGATTATTTCTTCTGGAAGCACATACTCTCCATTAATGTCTGGCACTATAAAGCGTGGTTCTTCAATCACAATTAATAGTTCAAATATTGGATATGTAGCAGACCAATGTATCCCACTGAGAAACTTAACAGTTCCTAATGCAAGTTTATTCTCATTTGCTAGTAAGCCACAAGTATTCGTGCGTGTAGCTGTTAATAAAAAGAATCTTGCTTTCACTACGAACTTCTATAATGACGGTACTAACCAAGTTGATGTACACTATAACTATTTTATTAATGGCAAGTATCTTGTTATCAGAACTATACTTCGATGGGTAAAGGGTAGTATTACTATTATGCCTTCTACCGAAGCATTTGAAGATGGTTATTACTACTGGGAAATCGCTAACTCAACTCGTGCTACTCCTAGTGGCTCGGGTGGTGGTGGTTCTCCTACTGGCAGTTTTGTTTACTACGACTCTGTTACAGTAAACCCATATACTAATGATTTGTCTGGTGTAAATCCCAGCTTCACTCGTACTACCGTATCTGCTGGAACTTACAGTTCTGTCTATAGTTACACCTATCAGTTCATTGATGGTGCTTCATCGGCTAGATTCCCACATAGCAACTATACATTACCTGTTATACCAGCCGTAGATATAGACAATTAAGGTATTGACAAAATAATCAAAGTGTGATATAATACACAAAGAATAACAAAAGAGGAAACCTAATGGCTAATGCTCCAACAGTGCAAACGCTCGACCAGATTATGGCGAGTCTGCAACCTGGTTATCAAGCACAACAGGCTATCATCGGTCAGCAATCTGCTAACACTGATGCCACATACAAAGCCCAGAGCCTTGCACTGGACGCTGCTAAGACCCAGGGTTTTAATCAAATAAACGACCAAGCTACAGGTAAGGGTAATACTTTCTCTGGGCTACCAACTAACGAACAGGCTAATTACCTTTCTACTACTTACTTGCCTGGGGTACAACAAGCTCAAGCAAAGCAAAACTCTGATAAGCTAACACTAGCTGGTCAGGCTGCTGCACTTAATACTGATATGCGTACCAAAGCCCTTGATACTCAGAACAACCAAACACAGGCTGTTAATCAGTGGAACTTAAGCCAAGCACAAATTGATGCTCAGGCTCGTGAAGGTGCTGCAAATCGTGCCTCTCAAGCTGCTGCGACTAGCTCTGCTGCTGCTGAACAAGCAAAGAATGCAGAACTACTCAAGAGTCTTACTAATAATACTGGTACATTCCTTGAGAGTAAAAAGGGTTCAGATAATCACGTTGCTCCTGCTACATGGCAGAAAGCACGACAAGCATGGGTTGCTAGTGGTGGTAGTGTTGATACTTTCAACTCGACCTTCTCTGGATACGTCAACTCAGGATATAAAACTTACGCATCAGATTACGGTCTGTTTTAGGAGTAACTAATGGCTAGTAAAGATACAGGATACGGTTGGTTAACTGGTAGTGCTGCCCCACAATCTGGTGGATACACTAGCCGTTGGGCTAAGTACGCACAAGACCAAGCCAAGGCACAAGCTGAAGCAGATTTTAATGCACAGCAAACACAACAGGCTGAACAAACAAAACAAGACAACAAAAACATCTTCCAAAAGAGTGCTGATATTGTAGGTAGTGTAGCAAGTTCTGTCGCTGACTTATGGAATCATGGTGTTGGTGATGTAGGACGTGTCATACAAGGTTCATTCGCTGCTAACGACAACTTAAAAGCAACCGAAGATTACCGCAAAAAACAAAAAGAAATTAGCGATAAGTTATATGCCCTCACAGGTGATAAAACTGACCAGGCTACATGGGATAATCCACAGGTAAAAGACCTACAGAATCAACTTAATAAGTTGGCAATCGAAAATGGTCAAGGTGGTGGTCTTACCGATGCACAGCGACAAGCTGCTGGTGCTGACCAAAATAAAGCTAATGCTGCTACTGCAAAGACTGACGCAAATAATAAGACTATTGCTGAATCTCAAGCAGTTGATGCCAAGAAAGCTGCACTTAATACTGCTAGTAACTTCCTAGATGTTGCTACATTAGGTGTAGGTGGACTTGTTAAAACTGGTGGTAAAGCTGCCATTGAAGCAGGTGTTAGTGCTGCTGCCAAAGCTGGTAGTAAAACCGCTGCAGAACGTATTGCTGCTAAAGCAACTACTGAAGCTGTAGCTGGTGCTGTCGCTAAAAAGAGTGCTGCTGATTTAAGTAGGACTGTAGTTGGCTCTGCTGCTGAAGGTGCTATTATCAATGGTACTTACGGTGGTATACAAGCTGCTGCTAATGGACAAGATGTCGGTACTGGTATTACTCAAGGTGCTGCCGTTGGTGCTGGACTAGGAATAGTTGGAAACTTAGGTGGAAAACTAATCCGTAAAGCTCTAGGCAAAGATGGTAAACCTGTTGATGCTGCAGTAAATGCTGTAGATAATACAACACCTAGTGCTCCAATAGACCCTAATGCTCCTCCAGCTGGACAGAAATTACTCGGTGATGGACAACCTTCTAGCAAGGATATTGCTGCACAGATTCAAGACTTACAGAACGGCAACTATTCTCCTGACTTGATGAACACTGTAGACAGTAAACCTGCTGCTATAAAAGACCCTAATTTTGCTAAAGACCAAACTGCTCTATCTACTAGTTATGATGCTGAATTAAAGGCACTTGACAAGAATACTGCACTTGATACTACTGCTAAAGCCGATGCTGCTAATAAGATAAATAATAAGTATGAACAGTTAAACGCACAACTAGAACAGAAATATACTCCTGCATCTGATGCAGCTGGTGTTAATACTGGTACTGGTTCAAGCACGACTGTAAATGCTGATGCTGTTAAGGCTAAGTTTACTGAACTCCAGACACAATATAAAGATGCACTCGCAAGAGAAGCAAATGTTGCTCAATCTGCTGCTAACGAACGACTCTCTGCTGCCCCAAAGGTAGCTGACGTACAACAGGCTGCTGCTGATTATGCTGCTGGTAAGAAACCAGATACGCTTTATACTCCAGACCAACGACCTGCAGACATCTTAGACGTTGTTAATAACCCTAAGTTGCCTCAACAAGTCCGTGATTCTGCTAACCAAGTATTACAGCAAGCTAATGATGCTCGATTGAATGCTCCTAACTTTATGGACACTGCTACTTATGAGAAATCTAAGCTAGGCTTTGTTGATAGTTATAATGCTGATATTAAGAACCTGAACAGTATGCCAGATTCTCCTTACAAACAGCAAAAAATTGACGAACTTACTGCAACCTTAGACCAAAATATGCAAAATCTTGATGGTATGTATAACGATACTGCTGCTGCTCGTCAACATGACCAACAGATAAACGACTTCGTTAACCAGAAAGAAAGCCAGATTGTCATGGATGCGAATAGAATGATGGATTCAAACCCTAATATCTATCGTACACTTGACCCAGGTGCTGATACTGCATACCAAGCTGAGTTACATACTAAAATGTATGAAGCTAAAACTGCAGAGTTTATGCAACCTACGAAAGTCCCAGATTCAGTTACTGCTACAGATGAACTTGTTCATGCTGCAGATACATCGCAGAATCCACAAGAGTTTGTTGATAAGCTAAATACAGACCCAGTTGCTCAAAAGGCTTCTGATACTGTTGCTGCTAACGCTGATACAGCTACTGTTGCAATGAAGCAAAACCCTATGTCTACTAGCATTGTCGGACGTGTACTTGGTATACCTCGTGATGTTATTAAAAGCTGGGGTGAGGCTGGACAACAGTTTGCAGACAAACTTGACAACGCAATGTTTGACTATACTTCACATCGTGGTACTCAGATTCTACGTGTTCGCCAATGGGATGAACTACTTGGTAAATCTGACAAGTCTCGAGAAGCTGTATTCAACGCACTAGACAATGGTAACATTGATAAACTAAGTGCCAATGAACTTACTGTTTACAAAGATGCTCGTGAATACTTTACTGAGATGGCTGATAAATTAGGAATTGACCCAGAAGGTCGAATCACTGATTATGTTCCTCACCTTATTAAAAGTCAGACTGGTAAAGAGGCAACTGCCCTAGACCAGACAATCCAAATGCTTAAGTATGGTAAAGATGCAAAGGGTAATCCTTTGACTTCTACGGTACGAAGGAACTTAAGTGCTCAGTTGAGTGGGCTAGACCCAGCAACAATGCGTTACTTAGACCTTAATACCTCTTATCAGTTTAAGAACGGATTCCTTGAACACCGTACTGGTGACACTGGCTTCCAGAAGAATCTTCTGTCCGTTGTCAACCTATATGATACACTTGGTGCTCGTAAAGTCTACCTTGAGCCAGCTATGCAAGATATTGCAAAAACTGTTTCAGACAAGGCTAACGGATTCTCTGCTTCACAGCAACGATATGTTACTGACCTGTTCAACAACCTTCGTGGTACAAACAAATCAGAACTACAAACTGCACTAGATGGGGTAATCCAAAAGGTTATTCCTATACCTGATGCAAGTGGTAGATTGATTCGTGGATTCAGACGACTCACAAACGCAGGTTTGATGGGTGGTTCTGTATCAACTGCGTTGAAGAACACTCAGGCATTCGTAAACATTGCTGCAAAGATTCCACCACAAGACTTACCACACGCTATTATGGCTGCAGGTAAATCGCTTCGTGCAGACAGTTCTGAATGGCGTGAGCTATACCAGGCTGGTGTTATGGATGCTTCGTTCTCGAACTTCATCCGTGATATTTCTCACCAAGGTGGCGGTAAAGTAACCCAAGCTATCGACAAAGCTGAAGTTCCATTGTGGACTATGATGCGAAATGTTGACCAACTTGGACGTGCTACTGCTTACTTCGCCAAGAGGGATTCATTCCTTAGAGGTGTAGGTAAGACATTAGACAATGCTTCACCTGAAGAATTACGTGGTGCAATGAAGGCTGGTCGCACTGGTGCTCGAGATACTTCTTTCGAGTTTACACCATTAGACGTTCCAGTTGCACTTGATGGAGACATGGGTAAACTAGCTCTCCAGATGCAGTCATGGAACTTGCAACAAGCTAACTTCGTTAAGAACCTATTTCATGGACATGAAGATTCACTGATTAGTAACGGTAAGATAAATGCTAAGGGTGTATACAGCCTTCTAGGATTTGCTGCTGGTACTGCAGGATTCTACTACTCTGTTGGTTCTGCCGTTGGTATGAAACCTGAAGAATTGATTCCATTTGGAACTGATATTACTCAAGGTCAAATGCCACAGTCTCCTATTTTCAACTTACTTGGTGTAGGTGGTGATGCACAAAATCCTGGTTTATATCAGGTAGCAACAGCCTCTAACGACCAACGTGGTGCTATCGCATCTAAGGTTGGAAGTAAGTTCTTGACTAACTTGATTCCTGGTAGTGCTCAGGCACAACGAACCATTAAGGGAATAGATTCTACCACTAGTGGTGTGTCTAAGAATAAGAATGGTCAAATCCAGTTCCTACAGAACACTGATGCTACTAGTCAATTACAGGCTGCAGTATTCGGTAAGTACAGTACGCAAGCTGGACACGAGTGGGTAACAAACGGTTTCCCAACTCTGTCTGATACACAGACAAAAACAGTTGACGGACTTGGCTCGCAAGATGCTAAGAAGAAAACTGCAGAGTTCTTTATTGCTCTAAACCAAACTGGTGGACGACAGGATACTCTTACTAATGTAAAGGCTGCTATAGATGCAGGTGATACAAATAAGGCAATTCGATTAGCTAATGAGTACAACTCAAAAGTGAAAGATAGCCTGAAGAAATACTACGCAGATTATCAAGATATTCCTGCTGTAGTAGGTTATGACCAAAGTGGAAACGAATTAAGTGGAAGCTCTTATCTAACCGACAAACTGATAAACGTAAGTAAATATGAGAATAAGTAATGTCTAAAACAAATAGTCAACAACCACAAACAGTTAATATTAACCCACTAAACGGTAGTACAGAGGACAGTCAACCTGTTCTCGCCTACAGGGTGGGTGAATTAGAAAAAGCAAGCCGTGAGGGATTCAAGTCTCTCAGTGATAAGTTAGAAAACCTATCTACACACTTCGCTACCCACAAGGATATTGAAGTTGCTAAAGACCAGGCTCAAGCTGAACACAAGGCTATATATGAAGAAATCGAAGATGTGAAGGAAGATGTCCAGAAGCTCCAAAAGAAAACCTGGGTACAGAATACATTATCTGCAATATTTGGTGCTATACTAGCCCTACTTACTGCGTATGCTTTCAACAACATATTGATTCACTAATAAAAGGAGAATAAGAAAGATGAACGATTTACTACTCTACTGGTTTTTGTATGTAAGCACAGGTGCGATGATTGGTACATTCCTCGGAACACTACTCGCATTTGGGTTTGCTGCATTGACTAAGAAACTAATCAAATGGTATAGGAGCTTATAATGCTTAAAGGCATAGATATAAGCAAGTGGCAAAATACATCTGCCGTAGACCTCGGGCAAGACTTCGTAATAGTCAAAGCTACTGAGGGTGTCGGATATGTAGACCCTACTTGTGATACTAAATACCAATACGCAAAATCAAAAGGCAAACTCCTGGGCATATACGACTTCGCTCGTCCTGACCTGGGTGGTGCTATCGCTGAAGCTGACTTCTTTGTAGATAATACTGCAGGATATTGGCAAGCAAAAGAAGCTATTCTAGTACTTGACTGGGAAGCTGGTAACTTAGCTGACGTAAGCTGGGCTATCACTTGGCTACGAAGGGTTCGTGACCGCACTGGTGTGAAGCCACTTATCTATATGAGTGCATCTACACTTAGCCGTGCAAACTGGCAACCAGTAGTAAACGAAGATTTCGGTCTTTGGATTGCTGGATACCCTAACCGATACAATGTAACTAACCCACCTACTCCAGCTGAAGGCGAAATGCCTTACGATACGAGTCCTTGGGGATTCGCTGCACTATGGCAATATACTAGTTCTGCTGGTACACTTGACCGTAACGTAGCTTACATGAGTCGTGAAGCATGGGGACGCTATGCTGGTGGTGGAACTCCCCCAGTACAACCTCCTGCTCCTGTTATAACTACTAAGGATGAACAGACAGTTGATGTCTTGCCATTCACGGTGGTTCGTAACCCTGAATCAGACAAGCCTGTAGGATGGGAACAGCAAGTACAATCTGGTACTGAAGGCTCTCACACTGTTATTACTCGTATTACATATACGGATGGCAATGAAACAGGACGTGAAGTTATCAGTGATATAACTGTACAACCAGTAGATGAAGTGATTTACTTCGGAACACAGGAAGTCCCAACGACTGTTGAACCGCCTGTAACTGAACCTGAAGTTCCTACTGAAAATAATCCAAAACTTTCACAACCTACCAATGACACACTTATTGCTTTTAAAGCGTTTATTTTAACTCAAGTTACTAAACTTTGGGCTAATAAAGATAAAATAATCGCATGGGTGAAGTCACTAATTAGTAAAATAACCAGAAAGAAATAATATGGAACTATTTACACAAGCAACAGCCCTCTCCGCAGGTGCTGTATTGCTCCTAACTGAACTCTTGAAGTTAATCCCTATAACGTTTACTAGCAAGTATCCTGCATGGGTTAACGGCATACTATCAGTTATCGCAGCCGTACTAGTTGTCGCTCCAACATTCACATTTGTGAGTGTTGCACAGACAGCAGGTACAGCTCTCCTCATCGCTGTTATCGCAGCAATTAGCTACAATCAGTTTACAAGTAAGCTGAAGGGTAGCTCGGTTTAATTTAAACCAAATAAAAAAGACCTCCAATTAAGGGGTCTTTTTTTATTGCCTAAAAACTTACTTCTAGTTCATTACCGTAGTCTGGTTGCACCATTATGCAACAGCCAAACATTTCGCCAACGTATGCTCTGGGGTCTTCAGTATAGCTTCCCCGAATAGCATCTCTCGCATTCTCTCTATATCCCATGTAGTATCCAAGGTCGGCACCTCTTTTAAGCTCATTCCAAAATCCTGGACTAAGCCGTATGACTCGATTGGTTCTTGGAAGGTTCTCCATGTCGAAGACATGAATTGCATCACGGATTCCTCGAGTGCTGATACGCTCAAAGGGCGTACTAACGATGCATCTGCGATTGTAACTATCGACCCTGGTGTTGATACGAGGTCTTCCAGATTGAAATCCCCCGATATTTACCACATAGGTGATGTCTGATAGCGAAGAGAATCCAGCATTAAGTTGTTCAAGTTCTGGTACATATTCTCGAAAGTAGGCAGAGTTTTGACGCTCTACTACCTTCTCGACTGTATTATCAGAACCGAACTTCTTAATTAGTAATTCATCAGCAATTTTTCTTAGGTCTTTAGGAAGACTATTTATCTTCCTTGTTTGCAAGACTGGACTTAATTGCTTTTGAGCCATCTAATACCGCCTTTACAGTTTCAGGTTGAGTGTGTGAAGCTGCAGATACCATTGCGACATCCATAGCGTTCTGACGGTCAACTTGAGTGATTTCACCAATCTTTCGTACACCATCAGCGATACCATCTGCGTAACCTGATTTGTACTGCTTGTCTTCTTCACTTACTTCTGAATTGCTAACTGCATCTTCTCGAGTCTGTACTTTGGTTTCACGCTTTGCAACTAACTCTTCACGAGCCTTAAGGTCTGCAGCAATGTTTTCGTTAGCCAATCGCTTAGTAACAACATCACGAGCATCACTCTTTTGCTTAGTAAGAACTTCAATCTCTACATCTTTAGCAGCGATTTCACGAGCTTGCTTTTTAATCTTAGTAGATTGCTCATTAGTTTTGATTTGCAATTCTTCTACTGCATATTCTTGTTCACGTTCTGCTTCTTCGTAACCCTTGTTGTAGGCTTCGTCAATAGCGTCTTGTTTAACTTCCTCAGCCGTAGCTAGAAGTTTCTTTAGTTCACTTGCTTTTACTAATTTGTACTTCATATATCTATCCGTAATATTCCCTTAATAATCGTTTACTTATATCGTGACTAACACGTTTACCTGTTCCCATTGGGTCGTAGGCTATTACTATGTTCTTGTATGCTATGCTCTTGATTCCGATTGGAGTATGAAACCTACCATATCGACCAGTTGCACTACTCCCTGGAGTACCCCCAGCGTATACACAGATGATTGCACCTGCTTTGCTTCCCCAGACACACACATCTCCTGGGTGAATTACTGCTCCATACTTATCTCTTTTATTGAGTGAATACAATAGTCGGTTCTTTTCCATTATTAGAAGTTTCCTTCAGCTACTTGGAAACACTTGAGACCAATTCTCCTCCACATATCTACTACACGGTTTCGGTCATCAAGTACAAACTTAACATTGAATCGTGGTTCTACATGTGTGCGGAATAGTCGTTCTTTAACTATTGAATCTTCGAGTTGTTTACCTTTGTCATCAACATCACTGTTGAGTCGAGTGTAAAGCTCATCATATTCTACGTTGTTTGCTTTCAACCATTCTTCTGTAACTTCTCGGTGGTCTTCGTTACGTCCAGTAAGGATAATAACTTTGTAGCCGTGGTCATACATCATAGCGGTGACTACTGATACTGCATCATCTAGTGAATCGTTCATAGCTCGGCTTGCGTCATAAGGACTGCGACCATCTGCGATGTGTGCTAGTGTGCCATCAATATCAACAATGATAGCTTCTTCTTTATTGTCATCATATGCGATAACTGCAGGCGGCGGTACTAAATACCTATCGTGCATAGCGTAGATTACCTTATCAGGTACTGGCTTGTCACGTAATTGGTTACGCCTAATGCATTCTTTAACAGATACATCAAAGAACTTCTCTTCGTAAAACGTTTCAAAAACTATTGCTAGATTCTTGAATGTCTCACTGTGTTTAGGGTCGAGGTTAGTATCATCTACTACCACGTTCTGACCCTGAGTCAATGCTCGGACGATAACATCATCACGGAGCTTCAGGACAAACTTCTCGTTATCCTTACTAAACTTACTATTGTGTAACATGGCACGTAAGTCATCTTTGTTCACACGAACCCACCCTTTATTCACCAGCTCCCTAGCGTATGTGGTCTTACCAGAACCTGGCAGACCTTTTAACACTAGTAGTGTAGGATGCATTTGTGCGACTTGTCGTTTAACCTTTTCAGGTTTGGTCGCTGTGTCCATCTAATTTCCCTCTTAATTCTTCAAGTTTTCTTTTATTCTCTCCACTATTAAATGGATAGTGAAACCATGCTGCACCTTTACTCGCAATGCTGTACACAACATTAGGTATTGGAAACTTCTTCTTCCCCTGCATGTAAACTCCTATATATAGCTTGCCGAGCAAAGTGGTCTTCTCTTAAATAAGTTGACCATCTCTACTCAGATTCTACCGTTAATTGTATTACCGTAACACCGTTAGTTTCTTGGCGTTGTTCGTACTGCAATTCTGGTTTCTTCGGACGTTCCATCTACTGGCAACCCTCGCAATTCAGCAAGTCCTGTGGGTCGATGATACTCGTCAGTTGTTGTATCTTCTTGGAGTCCCCGATGTCCTTCGGGTCGATTTGGCTCATCACTTGTTCTATCTGCTTCAACATCTGGTCGGTCTGTTCCTGGGTCATATTCTTTTGCCTCGATTAGCTTTTGATTGTTGTAGTCGTTATCGAGTCTGTCAGCAACTAATGTAGCGTAACCCGCTATGTCCCTCCATGAGTCAGAGTAATGTGGGTCTCCATTGATGATACGTGCCAACTTATTAACAATCATATTGATTGCTTCAAGTTCGTCAACATAAAAATCGAATCGAGTTTTACCTGTGACTTGCATTCCAAACTCAATTACTTGATGTAACCCCTGAGCTATTCCTGCTTGGTTTATGAATGCACCGTAGCGTGTGCCACGTTCTTTCAATATTTCGTCTATGCTTTGAACCATTCGTGACCTCCTAATTCTAGTGAAATGCGAACTGCAACTTCATCTTCAAACTCTTTTACCCATACAGTGAAACGACCTAAAGAAACTTGTGCTTCTCGGTATTCCTCTTCTGAGCCATAAAAGTATTCTAGTGCTGAACTTGTCAATCGTGAAATACAATCAACTAATTCACCATGTGTCGGAACGTGGTCTTCTCCGTAAGTCCAACCATAAAGGTTAAACAACGGTGCTGCCTGATTAGCAGCTGCGTCAATGTCTTTGTAAAGACGGTCTGTTGTGATTCTATCAAATACGCTCATATTACTCCTTTACTGATTCTACTTCGTAAACACCAGTGTTAGTGTGACAAACATCGCCAACCTGGATTAGTGCTGCACCACGAGTAATGATACTCTCATGTGGCTGTCCGTCTACATCTCCATGTAAAATGGTTTCTGTGATGTATGCGTTACTGATTTTCTGTACTGATTCCATTGATTTTTCCTTCCAATAGTTGTTCTTTATACCACTGGGCTAACCCAAATGTGGCGTACTTCATAATATCTGATTTATAGATACTATAAAGTTGTTCTTTGATATTCTCTTGCTCTTCAGTATCTAAGTCAACATAGACCTCCTTAAGTAACAAACCAATATCTTTAGGTGTACCAGTCAACTCTCCATTGTCTCGGAGGTGCTGTACTGCCTTATTCCATCGAGCCTCTGTACGATAATTCTCTTTCAAGACATCGAACTTACCCTTACCAGTGTTTAGCTTAGACCAATCTTTCTGGTGTACTTCCTTAAATGCCTCTGTGACATATTTACCAGACATAACCGATAACGGAATCTGTCCAAGGAATAACCAATTCTTGTATGCCTTTACTACAACACCTTCAATCTTTTGTCCACCGAGATAGCTAACTGTGTCTTCTACCATATCTAGTATCGCACTCTGGCTAATCTCACCCCTGAACAATAACGGAACTGGGTCAACATCTAGTTTATCTGACCATTCCTTGATTGAATCGTAGTTAAGATACTCATGTGTCTCGCTAACATATACACCAAACATTGCGAAGAAGTTTTTAGGCGTTCTATCGTATGCTAGTGTCGAGTGGCGTGGAGTTCCCAGTGTTTCACCGTAGAACCAAATACCCTCTGGAAGCCTGTCTTCTATCGAATGCACATATTCCCATACTGGTCGGAATAGTTTATCTGGCTCTTCAAACTCACGTCCTTTTGAGCGAGTAACAACTACTCCATCTATTTTACCAAATGAAAACTGTGAACCGTCAAGTTTCTCAGTAATCTCCACCTCACCTTCAAAAAGGTCAAGGATTTGTTTGTCCCCGATATGTAGAATCTTAGGGAAAGCTGCTGTTTTACTCACTTAAATCCTCATACTTCCATTTATATTCCTGTAACTCTTCAGTGTATGCTCTGTAAATGAAATCTTCTATCCATTCAATGTCTGGTTTCCAGTCCATAACTGGGCTGATAGACTCTGCGGTTGCAACACGCCTGGACATTTCATCCATAGCTGCTACAATTTCTGGTGTGAATGGTCGAATCTCTTCAAGCGTCATAGGCTTAATCTTCTTCAATAGAGGATAGATGTCAGCTTCTGCAATGTTGCATTTGAATTGACCAGTAAGTAAGAATTGTTCACATTGCCACATGACACGTAAGAATGCTACTGCGAACTTAGCTGTGCGTTGTTGACCAAGAACTCCTACGTCTTCAAAGTTGTAGAACTTGTTCCATTGATTGTGAGCATAACCTCTACTGGCTGCAACGAATCGTTTCGTATCAATAAACTTTTTCCAGTTGGCTCTAAGTTCAGCGTGTATCGGAGTCGTTTCAATGATTTCGTCTGAAAAGAAGACTTCGAGGATTGTTGCGTTCCCATGTACCGCTTGCTTACAGAAATCTGCGAGTTCGTAACTCGTATTGTCTTCATCACCCTCTATCCACGTAGTGTTCTTAAGAGTTTTGAAAGGACTAAGTTTATCCTGTAAGCTGTGTATATGTATGCCACGAAAATCGTAATCACTAGTGCCCGTATTAAGCCCATGTAATCTACTCCCTACTAGTACTTTAGCTATTTGTGTTGTCATAGAACCACCTTAGCATAGCAGGTTCGATTGAAGGTTGAATCTTAACCAAACAATCAGCTAAACTTTGGAAACTAAAAACCGTTTTGTAATCACCGTCTGGGTCTTTCTGATACACAACTGTAATTGTGCCATCAGCCCTACCCAATAATGTCGATTTTTGAGACAAAAGTTTAGTAAGTTCGTTGATTAATTTGCGTTCTGTCCACTTCTTCCATACTTTGTACGTCCCATCGCTAAAACGAACAGAAACAGAAGGAACTTTATTGCCGTATATTTTTGCCATTTGAATACCCCTATTCTACAAACTTAATTAGTGTTCCGTCTTTTGGTAAACGTCCACTTGTATCAACGCCATATTCTGCGTATCCAAGATAGCCACGTTCCTCAAGTTTCTTTACTGCTGCGTCCATGCTGTCTTCTTCGACCATAGCAGATGCGTAGTTCAATAGCCTATAGCCATCCTGTGCATCATCCATGTTCTCTTCAGCCATCTCATCCCAGCCGTAAAACTTGCCTTTGTGTTCTTTTACAATCCAAACGTTATTCGCTGACATGACCACCCTTCCTAACTGTATAATTAATCATACTGTAAAGTTTCTGTTTGTCCGTATGTGCAATATCACAATCTCTTATGCTATCCATAAATCGTAGACTGGCTACAAAACCAAGGTCTGCGTTCTTTACAATTACTATTGACTCAACTCCCATTGAATTACCCCTTTGCTGCTATAGCAAGTAATCTACCAGGATTGAAACTGATTGTGAAATCTTCCCAGTCGTTCAACACCGTGATAGGTACTATCATAGCACCCGATTTTTCTATTACTTCTTGACGTAGCTTCGGGTTTTCGCTAATGTCAACAAGTTCGTACTTAACACCTTTCATATCAAATAGCTTGGCTACTGCCTTGCAATATGAACATGTTGGTGTCTTATAAATTGTTATCATCTTCTTTTTCCTCGTAGGTTACTTTAGTTTCTATTCTCCCTAGAGGATATAATCCATCGTCCTGTAAGTACCGTATGTAATACTCAGCCTGTAGGAGTTCTTTGAGTAGTGCCGTTTTGTATGCCCTAACTGCTGGTAAAAGCTCTCTAGGATACTTATCTTGACTCCATTTACCATTAGCTTCTAATGCAAATGTGTCTACTCTATCACCTTGAGTGACAAAAATAGATGGTACAAGTTTAGCTAGGACATATTTCTTATCCTCTTCTTTAGCTGCTTTGATTTGCTCTTGCAACTGTTCTCTCAACCACTCGATACTAAACTCTTTAGCCATCTATCCCCCTTTACGCTGCTTCGCCTGGAAGCGCTCCGTAACCGCCTAGTATATCATTAACTAGGTGAACTTGTCGTTCTAGGTCTGAGTAACGTTCTAGCAGAAAGCCTTTATATTCTGTTAATTGTTCAGGATTGAATCCTTCTAAAGTCTCTTGTTCTGTCATTCCTGGCAAAACTTCTTGTGGACTAAACTCCATTTACAACCCTTCCTATCTTTTTAAGTGATGCTTCTGAACACCATCCTCCACAATTCTGACATTGATAACGTTGTGTTTGACCCGAACGTTTCTTGTTAAAGCCACGCTTATGCAAGTTATCGCTACCACACTTAGGACAAATACCATCAGACTGATGAATATCCCCAAGATTAGGGTGACTAGCCATAAAAGGAAGCATCCTAAGATAAATAGCTTCAAGAAGGTTAACATCTTGGTCGTTATATTTCTTAAGAAGTTTGACCGTTTTCTTGGAAGGATTCCCAGACATGTAATCGTCTTCGAGGTTTGCATATCCTATGCTTTCCTTCCTACCAAGTCCAAGAAAGTACCCAAGGTCATCCAAGGAGTTGCTGTCGAATCTGAACCAGCGTTTTGCCTCATGTTTAGTATCAACGGTTTTTCGTGGTTTTGGAGGTAAGATACCTTCAGTGACAAAGAACCTGTTAGACATCTTATCATCAAAGCTGCCACCATTGTGTGCGATAGTAATATCCGCACCATCCAGTAACGCTTGTAAGCTCTGGACAAAATCGTGATACGTTTTGAAATCGTACCGTGATACAAAATGGACATTCTTTTCCCCTAACTCTTTCCATGAATAACACATTAATTCTGATTGTTTGGTGAACTTAACCACCTTGAAGTCCCAGCGATTGCCGTAACCCTCTACTTGTGTACGACTAGTTTCCAGGTCGTATAAGATAATTCTACTCATTTGCTATCTTCTCAATTTCTTCCAGTGTTGCCTCGTTGAGTAGCCAAGTCTCCACATCGTCTGGTTTATTACTATTTGACATTTATTCTCCTATTATATTCACAACCCCTTCCGTAAAATAACTAAGCTCCGTATTACAGTCCGAAGACACTTACGGTTTAATTACTCATTATAGGAAGGGTTTTAAATACAATACAACTGCTAACCAATTCGCCTGAATGCAGTACGGTTCGTACCGAAACACCTGGTGATTAAATCCAGTACCATTAAGACAGGACACGAGAGTACTCGTATGGTTAAAGGATAATATACTACGGAACTGTCATCAACAGCTCTACGGAAATCTCGTTTGGCTGACTTACGCCTGATTAGCATGTGTATTGTATTTATGGCTGCGATGCCAGGTATCGAACCTGGGCATTATCGTGTACTTTGATAGTCAAGGTTTATTAGACCTCCGCTCTGCCGCTGAGCTACATCGCATTATTGGTGGAGAGACTTTTACGGTGTCGCCCCAGTTCATCCAAAACGTAATCAGGGATTGAACCTGAAACATGCTCCTATATTTGTGCTCATACATGGAGCTGCGTTACCTTGCACACGCCTTTACGTCATATATTTGGTGGAGTATGAGAGAATCGAACTCTCGTCCCAAGGGTTTCCAACTCGTGGATTTACGCCTGGTCTAACCATTGATACCCCAGAAAGGAGGACAGGGCTGAGGAGTGCGTGCCTCACTTGCGTCAACTACTCCATGTAGCCGAACCCATCTTCCTATCTACAAGTTTATAATTCTTGACTGGTCTGTACCCTGGTTTCCGAACATTCGGTTGGGCAGATGTGGTAAAATATTTGGCATATTTACTTCCTTCAATAATTATTCATTTAATACCAGTTAACCGCATTGTGGTGCTGTAGGGCATTTGCCCAAGAGCCGTAACGTCCTATAACATAGGAGTTCATCCAGCGTATTTGACAAGCACCGTCTGCGTTTGGTGGCATTCCGCAACCAGATTTGCCACAGGGTAATTCCTGGGCTACTCCACAAGCATTCGAGCCTCCAGTATTGTACAACTGAGGGTTACAAGAGCCGTTCTCACGTCTTTGTAATTCAATAGCACTATTGAGTTCCGAACTGCTAACGACAGAAGCAAGCCAAGCCTGACAGTTACCACTGACTGCAACCTGAGTAGATACTCTAATGGTCTGCTGCCGTGCTGCCTCTAACTTTTCTTGCTTTAGTCTTTTAAAGCGGAGTTTTCCTGTTCTAGTTGTGTAATCTTCGCATCTTTTTCACTAACAGCTGTTGTCAACTGTTGTTTTTCCGTTTGCACGGTCTTCAGATTCGATTCGATTTTACTAGTCTCTTGCTGTGACTCCTGAAGGGATTGCTCCGCTTTTTGGATTGAGGCTGCATGAGCAGTCTGCACAAACACATAAGCAACTAGAAGGACTGTAACAACTGCCAGGATAGCTGCTGTCTTAGACCATTTTACGATTGTACGAATAAACGTCCTTTCGTTATTTGATATAGGGTAGTGACTGATAGTCCGTTTTGGTAATTCTTAACCTAAATGGTTCTGAACGGTTCTCTCTAACTGTTCTACTCTACTGGGTATTATATCAAACTCGAGCCAAAAAGTCAAGGGCTTTTTACAATAAAGTGTTGTAGTCTTTACATATTGCTCATCCAGTACATAAAATCGTACTGTGCTACCGTGAACTTTGGTTCAAAATATCTGCTACCCTTCCAGTTGTTGCATTTAGCATGTTCTGGATGTAGGTTAGTCGGGTCGAATACACGAGACGGTTCTCTTGACCTGGAGTAGATATGACCGAGCGTGACTTCCTCGGCAATGATGAACCTTCCGCAATGTCCACAGACGTAACAACCGTTATCGAGTGGTGGATTTTGTTTCTTCCATTTCTGGATGAACTTGAGCCATTCATGTGTTTTGTCCCCCATTGAGTTTAAACTGCTATTATAGTAACCATTCATTAGGTATCTCTCTCACTGCAGCTATGAAACCGTTCTTCTCAGCCCATGCGAGTTGAGTATTACGAGTTCCATCTTTACGTTTAGCACCAAACTCTCCATTAGCCCAGAATAAGATTCTTATATCTACGTTAGGATGCTCTGCTTTAACTGCTACCATCTTGGCTCTG